GGTAACCATTCCGGGACTCTTTAGTTGAATTGGCATTTATGCATACATATATTTATTTAAAGTACTTTGTGGCATTTATGCCACACTGTATTTTGATAAGTATTTGTATTTGACCTTTATTCTAAGTATTATTCTGTGCTAAACTAGCAGAACCAGGCCTTTGCCTAAACGACAATGCCAGTCGTTTGAGACATGTTATATATGTGTCTATCCAATTATACGAATTTTTCCGTTATTGGAACTAAGTGTTACTGAACACAATTGGCAATTATTCCAACTATATGTTAGTTGGCGTGATCTAAGTATTCAGCATTGCAGCTCTATAACATAACTGCAACATAGTACATTTCATGTAAGGATCTGACGAATCCGAGAAAACGTCATCTGATATCCACAATGAAAGATTTGTGTACTAATCATGTAATGACTGTACAAGATTTAAAAGTGTAATCAACACGAACCCAGCTATGGTAATAGTGATCTCAGTAAACTGAGCGTGTAAAGAACCACGTTAGTGAAACGGTGTCGATGTCGAATCCGTCAACTTCGACAATTAACACAACGCATTGTGTTATATAGCAAAAGATAAGACTATCCAATTGAGCTGAATAAACATATTGGAATAGCTCTCTTTATGATTTATCACTTGTATAGATAAATATGACGAACTTACCAAAGACAGGTTAGTCGCAAGACTTATTTTGGTTCCACTTAGGTGGAGTGTGAGGACGACATGGAGCAGCGAATTTAGAAATAAATTAAGACTCATGTTTATTTATACATGTTATCACATATGATCTGATAGCCCCTTAGGAAAGGGTTATTTGCATTTGTGTAGAGAGAACAAAGTGCTGGGGAACTAAAGGTTGAACGCCCCTACCGCTTTTCCTAGTCAGTATTTATTTACTGGCCCGGTCGGAACAGTTTAATAGGCTGAGCTCTGGCCCTAGAATTCTAGGGTGACCGGTATACCAACAAGTTACAGAGAACCAAAACTGTCAAGATGAAGAAACTACGTTAAATAATTTGAACGATGACGAGTTCCATAGTGATATTGAACTCAACGTGAGGGAGGATTGGTACACAACACGGGTTGCAAATATATCCAAACGTGTATCTAGGAAGAGACGTAATAGGCATGCAATTAGGCTTAGAGCTCAAATGCCATCAGTGGATGAGGACGAAAACGATGATGAGAAAGATTCATTCGTAAGTTCTATTACATCCATGCCTGAAATGGTATCTATAACTCAGAGCTTTAAAGACGTGCTCGATAAAGCACCCGATTTTTGGACAGCGATACGAAATCATGATGTTTTCAAATATGATGAAATCGTAGGTTATGTCGAGGGTGTTTTGCAATTGGTCACCATATTGACAGATGATAACTTAACTACTAAGACTGCAATAGCATCCATTATGCTATATGCGAAGTCATTAATTGGTAGGAAGAAATCTTTAATGATGACCGTGTCTGAATACATAGAAGCAGTATTCATAACAGCACAAGGACCCGATGAACCGGAATTTATTACGGTATTGACAGAGTGCAGACAAAATTGGCAGATGTTCAAGAAAAATAAACTTTTCAAGAAATTTTCAAATTTGTTGACACTTCTTGTATCATTGGGTTTTTGTGAAGCAACATCTTTAGAGTTCTCTATAGGAGGGCTAAAGCTAGTGGAATCCGCTACATTAGATGTGCAAATGAATGCTTTTGATGTAACAGATGCCATACTTGACACCGCCGCTTTCTTTATTGAAGGCGGATATCGGTGCTACAAAGCGAGCTCCCTTAAACCGTTACTTTACGATGATTATAGAGTACACAGTTTGGAGGATGAATTTATAGCGCTTAGTAGGATGTGGGATTTACAGCAGAATGGAAATCTATATAAAATGGAGAAGATACAAGCTTCTGAATTTGACAATAGATTGGAAAAATGCATATCTAGTTTTAAGAAAATGTTACCAGCATTTTCTGGATTAGACAAGAAAATCATTTCAGATAAGTACAATAAACTGCTACAAATCAAGAGTGATTATGTTTTAACCAGATTAGCAGGTGGAACACGTAGATCTCCCTGGACAGTGGAACTCTTTGGTGATAGTAGCCAAGGAAAATCCACTGTGGGTGATTATCTTATTGACGGAATGCTTATGGCTGCTGATTTATCCACAGAAAAAGTGAGGCGAGCAGTCTTAAATGCGTCTAGTAAATTTATGGACACATGGAAGACGGATACACTTGTTGCCATACTCGACGATATGTGTAATGAGAAAAGTAGTTTTGTAGAAAAACCACCCACACGCTGGGTAATTGATTTGTGTAATAATCAAACCTTCTATGCACCCAAAGCTGAAATAGAAGCTAAAGGTAAAGTATTTGTTGAACCAGAAATAGTTATAATAAATACTAACAAGAAGGACCTTGATGCATATACATATTCAAATTGCCCTTATTCCATACAAAGGAGACCACACATAGTAGCGACTGTTAGAGCTAAATCGATCTTTCAGACTGTTATCGATGGAGTGGAATGTGGTTTGAGTTCAGAGAAAGTGAAAACTTATTATGAAACTCATGACCAACCTGTAGTGGAAGACTTGTGGGATATAGATGTTGAAGTTGCTGTAAAACCCAGTGGTAAATTGGATCAGACAGCCACCTATTCACCTTTCATCTACAAAGGAAAGAAGATGACGAATATTAGCATGCTCGAATTCCTGGAAATGAACATTGATTTATTTCAAAGACACAGGGAAAGACAATTCGAGATTGTCGACAAAACACAAAATTCTGCAAAGATGGAAAAGTGTGGTATTGACAAATGCTGTAACGTCAAAGGGTTGTGCTCTATTCATTCCGACTACAAATCTTTATCGACGAGTACAAAAAGATCTAGGAGACGGAGAAGACCAGTGAAATTAGATCCACATATAGGCGAACATATAGCTGCCGCCATACACAATGGTATAACAACAGCTAAAGGCAATGTAACTACAGAGTTGAATGCACTAGATAAATTAGCCACCAAGGGCCTATATATCGCAGCTTCATACTTTGTGTCACATTGGGACTGGTTAAAATTAGTACCAGCACCTATGCTTAAGATGAGTCTCACTAAGAGAATAATGAAGCATTATGCAAAAGACACGATTGTCAAACGCACTAATGAAGCTATTTGGCTAACTTTCATACTCACCTCTTTGCTGAGTGCATTGGTATTATATACTAGTCCAACTTATTATCCTTTTTTGATCATTTTATGGTCATTTGTATTATCATCTACAAGTTTCTTATATAAAACTATAGAAACTTGGGTTTTAGACGATATTACAAAAAGGACTCAGATTATGTACCCTATATTAGAACGATTTAAAAATGAAAATTATAAATATGTTCTTGGTTTTTCCACTGTGGCATTTTCTATTATGGCAATAAGATGTGTATATAAATCCTATATGGCTATACAGCCCGCACAAGGTGAAATAGCTAAGCCCACAGAAGAAACAATAGCAGCTCGGGATAAGGAACAGAATCCTTATTGTGAAGTTCAACGAAGACCTTTACCTATTGTAGGTAAGGGTAGAACTGTTACAAGTAGTAATATGAGTGACATATTGAGTAACAATCTGCTATATGGTGCTGTGGACTGGGGGACAAATCTAGCGGGAGAACCTCTTAGTGTTAAAGTTAATGCTTTAATGGTTGACACCAATTATATGATATTACCAAAACATTATTTTAAACGAGGTGACACGCACATGACTTGCTGTCGTAACAATCCAAGTTCCTTGGGTGGAACATATAGAGTTAGACTGGACTTATCTAATACTATTGATATACCAAACTCTGATCTTAAAGTTGTTTATGTAGCTGAAGGTGGTTCATACAAAAATATAACTGAATATTTAATTGACGACTTTCCAGAAGGTCATGCTTTTAACATGAAGTATAGGCAATCTGACGGAACGTTCTTAGAAGCTCGTGGAGTTTCCAAGAAAGAGTTCTTAAACAATGGATCAGTCTTCGATGGTTTGATATATTATAATCTTACCGAGAAGACGTTTGGTGGATTGTGTGGAGCTGTATTATATAGTGCAAGCAAAGGATGCAATATAACTGGAATACATGTTGGAGGGACTGAAGGCACAACAACTGGTTGTGCATCTATACCAAGACGATCCCAAGTTTTGGCAGCCATTGATGTATTAAGTAACAGACTTACATGCATAAAGACAGCTAGTGATGGTGATTTTCCTACCACGCAGTATGAAACAACTTTTCTTACCAATGAAAAACTCCATCCAAAGAGCCCTGTTAATTTCCTACCCCATGGTTCTACTATACAGTATCATGGAACATGTATAGGAAAAATCACATCACATTCGGATGCTAAAGTTACTTTAATATCTGAAACAGTGACTGATGTTACAGGTGTTCCTAACAAGTGGACTGGACCCCAAATGAAACCAGAGTGGAAAGGATGGCAAGATTGTTTAGAAGGAATGAGTAAACCAGGTGAATCAATGCCTTATGATCTTATAGAACATAGTGCAAGGGACTATCTGGAACCTCTCCTCGAAATAATCGAAAGCCAACACTTCTGGAAGGAGATGCGTCCTCTAACAGATGAGGAAAATCTGATGGGGATACCTGGCAAGAAGTTCATGGACGCAATCAAGAAAGGCACATCCATAGGTTTTCCATTGAACGGACCTAAATCGCAATTCCTAGAAATTCTCGAGGCTACTGAAGAGTATCCACATTATGTCAAATTTACTGATAAAATAATGAGAGAAATAAGGAAAGCAGAGGAAAGGTATTCAATGGGTTTACGAGCTTATCCAATAGCAAAAGCTTGTAAAAAGGATGAAATTCTAGCCAAACAAAAGTGTAGAATATTCTTTGGAAATTCAATTACTTTGACATGGTTAATTAGAAAATATTTCCTACCTATTATTCGTTTCTTACAAATGCATCCATTAGTATCAGAGTGTGCTGTGGGTATTAACTGTCATTCAAAAGAATGGGATCAGTTATACCACCATGTGAAGAAGTTTGATAAGTTGTTTGGTGGAGACTACAAAAAGTATGACCAAAAACTACCTTCCCAACTCATTATAACAGCTTTTAATATTTTAATTAGTATAGCAAAACATTGCGATTATACCAAAGAAGATATTGCTGTTATGGAAGCAATGGTGGCTGATATTGTTTATGCTTACATAGCAATCAATGGTGATCTTGTTAGCCTAACTAGTGGCACGCACATTAGCGGCAACTCACTAACTGTGATAGTAAACGGAATCTGCGGTTCTCTTAATCTTAGAGCGGCGTTCTATGCACACAATCCCTGGAATATGAAATTCAGGGATAATGTAGCATTAATGACTTATGGCGATGACAACTTAGGATCAAAATCCGACAATTGTAATTTTTCTATAGTTTTGGCTTCCCAATTTTTGGGAAAGTATGGTCAAACATACACAATGCCAAACAAAACTAGCGAACTTTCAGAATACTTAGAGTCTGAGGACTTTGAATTCTTGAAGAGAAGCACAGTTTATATACCAGAAATAGATTGTCATGTTGGTGCATTGCAATTAGATTCAATCTATAAGTCTTTACACATGTACTTGAGAGGTAAACAATGCGAAAATTCCGAAGAGGAGGCTTGCGCACTAAATTTGGATACCGCCATGAGAGAATTATTCAATCATGGTCGTAAAGTATATGAAGAACAACGTGTACTACTTAATGAGATAGCAGATAGACACAATCTCACAGGTTTTTGCACTGAATTGAACGTACCCTTCGACAATAGAGTATTATTGTGGAAAGAGAAGTACGATTCAGAATCAGTGCCCCCGTCCTCGGGTATGACGTTAAAAGACCCACCCCGTATGACACATGGGGTCTCAGAGGCAGTTGAAGATGTCCCTATCATCGAGGATACCGTTTAAGAAAAGTAAGCTATCTTTTCTTAAATTGGCCTTTGGTAGGAGTAAAATTTTGCACAACGAACTATGCTTTGAAGCGGGCATAGGAACGTACATAGAGCTTTACAAATATGTTTTTAATAGAAAATTATATGAATGAATTTAATAGTTGTAAACAATGTAATATATGTAAATGCAAAATGGGTGATTGCTTATGCAAGTTTTCATCCGCAATAAAATTGGACCCACAATCAGGCAATGGTTATCGCCTAGGTCCAAGCGTACATAAAGAACAAAATGTGGTCTTTAGTGATCAAATTAGTTCGTACGTGAATGAAATGGAGAATGTTCTAGATCCAACAAGAACTCAGCAAGATACACATGATGCTGAGTTGGCAGATTTCTTCGCCAGACCAGTAAAATTGAAAGAATATGAGTGGGCAGTAGGCTCCACTTTCTTCAGACAGTTTAATCCATGGTCTCTATATTTGGAAAATCCTAGAGTATCAAATCGTATAGCGAATTTTAATCTTTTGAGGTGTAAGATGCATCTCAAGTTTGTGATTAATGCTAATGGATTTATGTATTCTAGGATATTGACTTCATATTTACCGTTTCAAACATGGGATAATTTAACAGAAACATCAGTGCTTTTTCCAAATGATGCTGTACAAGAATCCCAAATGCCGCACATATTTCTAAATCCAACCACCTCCACAGGTGGTGAAATGGTTCTTCCATTTGTTTGGCCTAGAAATAATGTGTATATACCTTCTTCGGAATGGGAACACATGGGAAGAGTGACCTTAAGATCATTAGCTCCATTAAAACATGCCAATGGTGCAACTGGTGTTGCCACTATAAGCGTGTTTGCATGGGCGGAAGACATGTCATTGAATGTACTAACTTCTGTTGATCCAAGTTCTATGACTCCTCAAATGGGTTTTGAAACTGAAGTTGATCAGGCGAATAGGAATGGTGCTATATCTGGACCAGCGACTGCAGTAGCTAATGCAGCAACAGCTTTGTCTGCTGTTCCTCAGATAGCTCCATTTGCCATGGCCACTGCTAATGTAGCGAATACCGTAGCTGGCGTAGCAAAGGTGGCAGGTTTTAGTAGACCTGTTCAAACTAGGGATAATAATCCTGTAAGACTTAATGCCACATCGAATTTGGCCTTAACGACTATCGCAGATACAGCACAAAAACTGACTGTTGACGATAAACAGGAATTAACTATTGATCCACGCATAGCTGGTTTAAATGGAGAAGACAATTTAGCAATTAAGAATATAGCTTCTAAAGAGTCTTACCTCACTTCATTTGACTGGGCTGTGGGATCTGCACCAGAAACTTTACTATGGAATGGAAGAGTTGATCCATGCACATTCGCATATGATGGCATAAAGTACCATTTGCCAGCATGTTGTGTGGCCGCTTTGCCATTCAAGTATTGGACGGGAACTATGAATTTTAGGTTTCAAATCATGAGTTCAGCCTACCATAAAGGCAGGTTGAAAATATCTTATGATCCCAATTGGGTTGCAAATGAAGAGTACAATACGATGTACACAAGAGTTGTTGATATCTCATCTGAGACAGACTTTACAATATCTGTTTCAAATGGTCAAGATGTTACTCTCTTAAGTCATCACTTACCTGGACCTGATTCAGTTACACAGTTGTATTCTACAACAAGGTATATAAGTAAAGAGGAAGGTAATGGAGTCCTCGCTGTCTCCATACTTAATGAGTTAACAACACCTAATAGCACTGTAAACAATGATATCACAATCAACGTTTTTGTGTCTATGGGTGATGACTTTGAAGTCTTTGTACCAACAGAAGACTTTGGTTATTATACCTTTGCACCACAAATGAGTGAACCATTTGTTCTTGATCCTCAAAGTAGTAAACCAGAAGTAACACCTGATTCATTCTCCACAAAACAGGATGAGCCTGAGCATACAGAAGCTGTTTCTATAGGACCTACTATAAGTTCACTTGACAAGATAAACACGGTGTTTACAGGTGAAAGTATTAAGTCTTTTAGACAGATGTTAAAGAGATATAGTCTACATACGAGCTATGCAACTCTTACAGCAGGTGATAGACAGTATACTATACGGTCATCTTATTTCCCTTTTCTTAGAGGAAATGTACCTGATGCTATACATCAAACAGCGTTGTCTACTCCATATAACTATTGTAATACTTTGTTATTACATTGGATAGTTAATTGTTTTTCAGGCTGGAGAGGTTCTATTCGCTACAAAATGAAACCAACTGGATACCTTAAAATCAATGATAGAGTTATGGCATTCCATGTTGAACGAGGATTTACTGAGCCTGGGCAAGCGCAGTACCAAGAGTCCAATGTAGGATTACCATCCTACACATCGCATAAAAATGCGGCCCACAATTCTGTACTTGGTTCTGGAGGAGGTCTCCAGAAGACTTTCGGTGCCAAAGGTCAAACTTTCGCACTAAGTACAGTCAATCCAGTAGTTGAGGTTGAAATACCCTACTATTCGGAAAACAGATTTGTACCTGGTAAAATTAGTAATTATACCGGTATTACTACAACACAAATACACCAAATTCCGGCGTATGAATGTTCATTTCTGATAAATTCGAATAGTCTCACAACTATTGATTTCCATGTCGCAGTTGGTGAAGATTTCGCAACGTACTTTTGGACTGGTTGTCCACCAGTATATTACGAAGCATCACCTCCTGCGGCGTAGGAATGGAATTGGGAGTAAACCCATTAAAATCCGGTATGGTTGCCGATAACCCTCTTAGCAATGGTTAGAATTCCATTAGAAAGTGTACTAAATGATAGCACGGATATTATTTGTTCATGTAGGTGAAACAAATACCGGTCTCATTACGGTAAGAGCACTAGCGTCGTCACAAGTACACTATAAATCAAATAGAAGAGAAATCTTCTTAAACTCCTATGTGACCTAGGGGGGTTCATTAAGAACTGGTGACAGCTTTACATTATGTGAAACTATATTAGTGGTTTTGACAAGCACTGTACACCAAGTTCTTGGTGTGCTGTGTTTGGATTTTCCCACTTTTATGGTGTCACATTTTTAAATTAGCTGGAGCCCAAGTTATCTTAGGATAGCTCGCGGTAGGGATGGTTTTGTTTTTGCTCCCCTACCCTCAGCGGGTCAAAAT